ACATTAATAGATGGTAATAAAGGTGTGGAATTACTTGTTGCACATGTGCAAACAAGATTTCCAGAGTGGCAGGAAATGGGAGACACAGCGGCTCCACCTGTTGCAACACATTTAACAGTACCAAGTGATGCTGTTGAAGAAAGAAATGGTAAGTACAGACTGACCAATGGTAATTATTTAGAAAAAACTGCATATTTTTATGTAGTAGTTTTAGGTGATGAACCTAGACCTGCAGTAATTACTATGAGATCATCTAACTTAACACCTGCAAGAGAATTAAATCAGTTGATAAAAAATCTTAGATTTAAGGATGACAAAGGTGTTTATAATCCGGCTGCATATGCAGCAGTTTATAATTTAAAAACTGTTGGTAAAGTTGCGGGAAGCAAAAGTTGGCATGTTTATAAACCATCTATGTCTAGAGCTTTGGACGTATCTAAAAAAGAAGATGCGGACTTATATTTAATGGCGCAGGAGTTTCAAAAATCTGTGTCTAAAGGTTCTGCTAAACCTGAATATGAGAAAAGCGATAAACCAAAAACTGAAGATATTATATAATTCACTAAGTGAATACTTCGGAGATGGAGTGGCGACGGGAGACTGTCGCCATTCTCTAAAAATATAGAGAGATATAGATATGAATGATTTTATAAAATGTTTTACGGGGTTACAACGTAATTTTGGTTTTTGTAACATAAGTAATGGGTATAAAGATCCTAATACAGGTAAAATAAAATTTAATGCCGGTGACTATGGTTGGTCAGGTAAATCAATTACACAATTTGATTACAAACAACATTTAGATGGAACAAAATCTATAGGTATTCAACCTTGTGATGACAATGGTTTAGCATGTTTTGGTGCAATAGATATTGATCCTAAGGTATATAAAGACTTAGATATAAAAAAATATTTGGATACTATCCAAGAAAAAGAATTACCTATAATACCAATTAAATCAAAAAGTGGTGGACTTCATTTATATTTATTTACTAAAGAATTTGTTAAAGCCAAAATTATTAGAGATTTTTTAGAACAAGTATTATTTTTATTTAAGTTACCAATCACAACAGAAATATTTCCTAAGCAAACTAAACTAGGAAGTGATACAAATGGTAATAAAGTAAATGGTAATTTTATAAATTTACCCTACTTTAATAAAAGTGAAAGAGTAGCACTAGATCCTTCTGGAAAAGAAATGCCATTAGATTTATTTTTAAAAGTTGTAGAAATAAATAGAACCACTGTTGAAAAATTAGAAAACATATCAGATGATTTAATTAAAAAAGAATTAACAGGTGGTGCAGAAGAATTTAAAGATGGTCCACCATGTTTAGAAATTTTATCTAAAAACAAAATGAAAGATGGTAGAGATAGATTTTTATATAACTACATGGTTTTTGCTAAGAAAAAATATCCTGATAATTGGGGTAAGATGGTTTTAAAAGCAGGTAGAAACTATTTTGAGTTTGATGAAATATGGACCGATAATTATATTGAAAAAAAAATAAAACATTGGGAGAAACAAGAAAAAGGACATACTTGTCACGATGATTTATTGGCACCTGTATGTATTAAATCAGAATGTGTTAAAAGAAAGTTTGGAATTATTTCTGATAAAAAAATTAATTGGCCATTAATGACTAATTTAATTAAGGTAGATTTTAAACCTGATCCTGAATATTATTTTACAGTAGAAAGAGAAGATGGGGAAACAGTTCAAGTACATGCAAAAGATGTAAATAAAATAAAAGATCAACAAGAACTAAGGGGTTTGATAATGGCTCAAGCAGATTTTCCACCTCCTCCTATAAAAGGAATGGACTTCTTTGAAATACAAAAAGCATTATTCTCAACCATTGATACAGTGCAACCGGCTCCAGGGACCACACCTATGGAAATATTAAAGAAACATTTGAAAGATTATATACATAGTACAGAAGCTACAAGTCATAACTCTTTTAAAAGTGGTAATGTATTAAAAGATGATAACCATGCTTATTTTGTATATGATGAATTTTTTAATGATTTAAAAGATAATGAGTGGAAAAAAGATTCTTCTAGAACTTCTTATATGATTGAAAAAATGTTTGAGAAAGAAAAAGATCATATGCCTAAACCACAGTTTGGTAAGAAGAAAAGATTTCCAGGTAAGGATAAAAAAACAGACAAACCTTATCCAGGTGTAAATGGTTGTGCAGTTATTCCATTATATTTATTTAAGAAAGATGAAGATGACGCTGATATAGTTGAATTAGCTGAATTCAAAAAACCAGAGGAAATTGTATAATGATATATAAATACTTTGGTCCTCCAGGTACAGGTAAAACACATAAGTTAATTAGTAGAGCTAAAGCATATATTAGAGTAGGAACTCCATTAGATAGAATAGGTTACTTTGCTTTCACTAAAAAGGCAGCTAAGGTTGCTAAAGAAAGAATGCCAGTAGAAAATGATAAGTTAAATTATTTTAGAACACTTCATTCTTTTGCTTTTCAACAATTAGAATTAAATGACTCTATGGTTATGCAACCAGACGACTATGTTAAAATAGGAAAAGAACTAAATATAAAAGTTAAACATTACGATAAATACAATCAAGAAGAAATTTTTTATTTAAACATTGATAGTCCATATTTTAAAATGATTGGTAGAGCAATAAATAGAGACATAAATATAAGAGAAGAATATGATAGAAGTGAACATAATAAAAAAGAAATAGAATGGTACATATTAGATAATTTAGATAAAAATTTAAAAGAATATAAAAGAATTACAGGTAAATTAGATTTCAATGACATGATTGAAAGATTAATTAACAAACCTGACTTACCAAAATTTAAAACTATATTTATAGATGAAGCTCAAGATTTATCTCCATTACAATGGAAATTATTTGATACATTAAAAGAAAATACAGAAGATATGTATTTAGCAGGAGATGATGATCAAGCTATTTTTGCGTGGGCAGGTGCAGATGTTGATAGATTCATTGAAGAACCTGGAAAAGAAAAAGTTTTAAAATATTCTAAGAGAGTATCTAAAGCAGTTCAAGAAGAATCTGAATTACCTTTAGAAAGAATTAAAGGTTTAAGAAAAGAAAAAACTTATTATTCAAGAAACTACCAAGGTGAGTGTTTAAGGATAAATAACTTAGATCAAATAGATCTAACAGAAGATAGATATTTAATATTAACTAGAACAACACATAGATTATTGCAAATCACTGAAGAATTAAGAAAAAGAAATTTATATTATCAAAGTAATAAAGGTAAAAGTTTTACTGTAAGATTATATAATGCATCTGTAAACTATAATTCATGGTGCAGAGGAATAGAATTAGAGGATAAAGAAATAAAACAGATAACAGAATTTACTGGTTTACCAAAAGAAAAATGGAATAGTAATGTAGATTGGTTTGAAGCATTTGAACAATCAAAATTATCTGAAAGAATTTATATTAAAGAAATGCTTATAAATGGTGAAAATTTAGATGAAGATGCTCGTATATATGCTTCTACAATTCATGCAGCTAAGGGTGGTGAAGAAGATAATGTTATTTTATGTCTAGATTTAGGAAGAACAATAAAGAAATCAGTTAAAAAAAGTGATGAAAAAAATGATGAAGAACATAGAGTTTGGTACGTAGGAGCAACACGTGCAAGAAACAATTTATATAAATTAAAAGGTAAAACAAAAAAGAATGAATACAAACACTTTAGCTAGATTATACAATAAGTATAAACAGAACGGGATAGAGATATTACTCAACGGCGGTATAGCAGCGTCGGATAAAATTGATTTGGTTCTCGACTCCCATACAATCATCACCGAATCAATAACTGCTATAACAAAAGGAGAAACATGAGAATACTAACAAGCGATATACTAATAACAATAACATTAACATTTTTTATAATTAACATAATGGAGGTTCTAAAATGATAAAAATAATAGAGTTAGAAAAAAGAGAAGATAATTTTTTTGTTATCTACGAAAAAAATAATGAGACATTTACATTCAATGGTAATGCAGAAGAATGTTTAAATGAAATAACAGGAGAAAAATATGAGCAATAAAGATATGTTTGATAAATCATTTCCACAAGACAAACAAATTGGAGGATCACATTACAAAGACTTTCATATTCAACCATATGAATTTATTTCTAAGAATGACCTTTCTTTTTTTCAAGGAAACGTTATAAAATATGTATGTCGTTATATGAATAAAAATGGCATACAAGATTTAGAGAAAGTAATTCATTACTGTGAATTAGAAATTAAAAAACTGAAAGATACAAAAGGTAAAAAATAATGTTAATGCCAACTACAGAATGGATAGCACCTACAGAATTTCCTGATCTAAGAAAAGCAAATGAGATTGCAATTGACTTAGAAACCAGAGATCCTGATTTAAAGAAACTGGGTTCAGGTGCCATTATAGGTAATGGTGAAGTTATAGGTATAGCTGTTGCTGTAGATGGATATAAAAATTATTTTCCAATTGCACATGGTGAAGGTCCTAACATGGACAGAGATAAAGTATTAAGATGGTTTAAAGATGTTTGTGAATCACCTGCTACAAAAATATTTCACAATGCAATGTATGACGTATGTTGGATTAGAAATCTTGGTATAAAAATTAATGGTTTAATTATAGATACTATGATTGCAGCTAGTATTATAGACGAAAATAGATTTCAATACTCATTAAATTCTTTATCTTGGGTGTATTTAAATAAAGGTAAGAATGAATCTTTACTTACTAAAGCAGCTAAAGAAAGAGGACTAGATCCTAAAGCAGAAATGTGGAAACTACCTGCAAGTGAAGTAGGTGGATATGCAGAAGAAGATGCAGCCCTAACTCTAGAACTTTGGAATACATTTAAAAAAATTATTATTGAAGAAGATCTACAAGATATATTTAATCTTGAGACTGATCTTTTCCCTTGTTTAGTTGATATGCGCCACCTAGGTGTTCGGGTAGATATAGAGAAAGCTGATCAATTAAAAAAAGCAATGGCAATAAAAGAACAAAACTTATTACAGCAAATAAAAATAGAAACAGGAGTAGACACTCAGATATGGGCTGCAAGATCGATTGCAGAAGTTTTTGAAAAACTGAAGCTACCCTATAGCCGAACTGAAAAGACGGACTCTCCTTCATTTACTAAAAATTTTATTTCTACACATAGTCATCCTGTGGTTCGTATGATAGCAGAAGCTAGAAAAATAAACAAGGTCAGTACAACTTTTATAGATAGTATTTTAAACCACTCACATTTAGGTAGAATACACGCAGACATTAATCAAATTAGATCTGATGATGGGGGAACAGTTACAGGAAGATTTTCATATGCAAATCCTAATTTACAACAGATTCCGGCACGTGATCCGGATACAGGCCCATTAATAAGATCATTATTTATACCTGAAGAAGGTTGTAAGTGGGGTACATTTGATTATTCACAACAGGAACCGAGATTAGTTACACACTATGGAATAAGATTTGATTATGAATCAGCAGAAACAATTGCAGAAGCATATCATAATGATCCTAATACAGACTTTCATAAGTTAGTTGCTAAGTTAGCAAACATAGATAGAAAAGAAGCCAAGACTATTAACTTAGGTTTGTTTTATGGAATGGGTAAAGCAAAATTAATGAATGAATTAAGTGTGACTAAAGAAAAAGCTGATGAATTATTTTCTCAATATCACAACAATGTTCCATTTGTTAAACAATTAACAAATGGAGTTATGGCTGCTGCTCAACAAAGAGGTAAAATAAAAACTATACTTGGAAGACGTTGTAGATTTCCTAAGTATGAGCCAATACTAAGAGGTTCTGATTGGGGTACATTTGTTCCTGCTGAAGATCATGAAACTATGTTAGAACTAAAAGAAATGGGACCACATTTATTAGATGATGATAATAATGTTATCAAAGATAAGGATGGTAAGCCTAAAAAAAATTATTGGTATAAAAATGGGCATAGAAGAGCATTTACTTACAAAGCATTAAACAAATTAATTCAAGGTAGTGCAGCTGATATGACTAAAAAAGCTATGGTTGATTTGTATAAAGAAGGTTTGGTAGGTCACATACAAATACATGATGAATTAGATTTTTCAATTGAATCAGAAAGTCAAGCAAAAAAAATAAAAAACATTATGGAAAATGCAGTTGACTTGAAAGTACCAAATAAAGTAGACTACGAATCTGGTCCTAATTGGGGAGAAATAAAGTAATGTACTATGGCTTATTTAAATGCTAACATACCGCCGATTTATTGTAAAATAAGAAGGGAGTATCTCTATGATCTTAAAAAAAATAAAGGACAGTC